CGATACGGCCGCCGGCCGGGTGATAAAGGTTAGTGCGGGCCCATGACGCTTGCGGACTCGGACCGATCCGTGGATGAATAGGCCTCCTCAATGACTTTAGGCCCTGGTTGCTACCGCAGTCAGGGCCGTCTTTCTCAAGTCGCTGGTTGAGCGCCAGTTCGCTCGTCAATCGCCGTTCGAGCATCGGCATGAGGTTCTGAACCTCTCCGCAGCCAGGCCACGAGCCGGCTGTCTGCCCGAAACACCGCACGTGGGCGCGGCGGCGACAGAGACGTCATCAAATGAACCCCACCATCGAGTCGATGCGGCTCGTGCAAGATACGCTTGCCGCGAACGAACTGCGGAAAGCCTGGGTCCAGCCGGCCACAGCCACCACTGGCTTGCAGGTCTATGACCTCGAGGCGCCCGCCAAGCTGCTCTATCCCGTGCTCACCCCATTGCGGAACAAGATCCCCCGCGTCGGCGGCGGTCGTTCCATTCAGGCAAATTGGCGGGCGATTACAGGAATAAATACCTCTCGCCTCTCCGGCGGTCTCGGCCAGGGCAACCGTGCTGGCGTGATCGATCAGACCACGCAGGACTACTTCGCGGCTTTCCGCGGCATCGGCTATGATAACTACGTCACCTTCGAAGCCGACATGTCGGCCGAAGGGTTCCAGGATCTCAAGGCCACCGCCGTGCAGTCCAACCTGCGCGCGCTGATGATCGAGGAAGAGTTTCTCATTATCGGTGGCAACGGCATCACCGGCCTCGGCGTCACGCCGACCCCGACGGTCACCGCGATCGGCTCCGGCGGCGCAATCGGCACCGGCACCGCGGTCAATGTCGGCTGCGTCGCTCTCACGCTTGAGGGACTGCGCAATGTCACCGTCGCCGGTGGCGTGCCGGGCTCGACACCGGGCGTTCTCGACCGCACCAATGCGGATGGCACCGTCGAACACTATGGCTGTGGTGCAGCTGCGCCGTCAGCGACCACCGGCACCGCAACCACGGCAGCCAACTCCTCGTGCATCAGTGCTCACGTCTCTCCGGTGGTCGGCGCCTTCGGTTACGCCTGGTATGCCGGCACCACGAGCAACCTCTACATCGCCGCGGTCACCAATCTCAACTCGGTGCTGCTGACTGCACTGCCGACATCCGGCAACGGTGGTGGTCAGCTGTTCTCCTCGCTGTCCGGCGATCACAGCGTCAATGCGCTGGTGTTCAACGGCTTCTCGGCAATCGCCGCGGCGTCCGGCTCCGGCGCCTACTGGGCCGCGATGGCGACCGGCACCGATGGCACCGGCACGCCGCTGACCTCGGACGGCGCCGGTGGCGTGGTCGAAATTGACGCCATGCTGCAGAGCTTCTGGGACAACTATCGTTTGCAACCAAACGAGTTCTGGGTAGACAGCCAGACACAGAACTACTTGCGAAAAAAGGTACTGAACGCACCGTCAAGCTCAGTGCCGCTGTCGCGCTTCACCTTCACCACCGGACAGGACCAGATCCGCGGTGGCACCGCGGTGCGCGGCTACATCTCGCCGTTCGGTCTCGGCTCGGCGCAGGAGATCCCGATCAACCTGCATCCCAATCTGCCGCCAGGCACGATCATGGCACTGACCAATCAGCTGCCATACGCGCTGAACGATGTGCAGAATGTTTACCAAATGAAAACGAGACGAGAGTATCACCAAATAGAGTGGCCGTTACGCACCCGTAAGTATGAATACGGCGTCTATGCTGACGAGGTTCTGCAGCACTACTTCCCGCCAAGCCTCGGCTTCATCACCAATATTGGAAAGGGCTGAGCCAACGGCATGTGGCTACACGGGTAGGGACGGCCATGGTCGTTCCTATCCGCTAATGAAGGAGTGACCAATGCCGCAGTACTACCGGCTGGCCAACGCTGCGATCACCTCGCTCTCGGTCGACGGCATCGAGCACATTGTCAACGAGGACGGTGTGCTTGAGGTGCACACGCCGACGGTCAACCTGACGCACGAGCTCACGACGAATTTCGGCGCCATCGAGGTCAACAAGGAAGCCGAAGAAAAACCCGCCGATCCGACCAGCGAGGAAATTGAACGGCAGGAGCTGTTCAGCAAACTCGATGCTGCCTATGGCCGTCCACTCGATCGCCGCCGCTCGCTCCGCCAGCTGCGCCAGATGTGGGAGACGTATCAGGCAAAGCATGCTGCCCAATCCGGTCAGGGCCAGCTGCGGGTGGTGGACGTCGCCTGATGGCCGAGATCCGCCTCCGCGATCTGCAGGATGTGTTGCACGGACAGCTCGCCGCTGCCGCGATCACGTCTGAAGTCGCCTGGCCGAACAAGGTCTACACGCCAACCAAAGGCGTCAGCTACCTCAAGCCTGAAAACGCCGGCCGCGCACGCACACCGCTCGGGTTTGGAGCGGATGCCGTGCAGTCGTGGAACGGCACCTACCAAGTCGGCGTGTTCGTGCCGCGTGACAGTGGCGAACGCGAGCAAGACACGCTGGCCAACAAGGTGATGGAGGCTTTCCCGCGCGGCCTCAACCTACCGACTTCGCAAGGCGTGCACGTCATCATCTCGCACAGCTCTGCACCCGCTCCGGTGCCGTTCGGCGATTGGTCGAACCTGCCGGTCTCCATTCACTGGTTTGCCACTCAACCTCCGCCCTAGGAGCCCTTGGTCATGGCGTTCGCAACAGGCGTTGCCAAAAGAATAGCCCTCGCCGAGGAAACAACCTTCGGCATCAATCCGGTCACCGGTGGCAAGTACCTCCGCCGCGTCAGCTCTGATCTGACGCTCAACAAGGAGAGCTACGAGAGCCAGGAAATTCTGGTCTCGCAGCAGATCCGCGATGCGCGTCATGGTGTGAGACGGCCGCAGGGCACCTTCGCCGGGCAGTTGAGCCCTGGCAGCTTCAATGACTTCTTCCAGGGCGTGTTGCGCAGTACATGGACTGCCGGCGCCGACATGCCAGGCGTGTCGCTCACCCTCGATCATACTGCAAAAACACTGACCGGCACCGGCTTCACCGCTGCCGGCATCAAACGGCACGACGTCATCAAACTGACCGGCATCACTACCGCGAACACCGTACTGAACAGCATGAACCTGCGGCTCAGCGCGGTAAGCGACACGGTGTTGACGTCGCCTGATATTCCCAGCACCACCAGCGATGGAGCGCTCGCCGGCACCGTGGACCTCGCTGTGGTCGGCAAGAAGATCCACATTCCGGCAACTGGACAGCTCTACAAGAGCTACACAATCGAGCACTTCTTCTCCGACATCAGCGTCTCAGAAGCCTTTGTCGGCTGCCGTTTCGGCACCACCTCGATCGCCATGCCGGCCACCGGCCTGGTCACGTTCAATGCCCAGATGATGGGCCAGAACATGATCCAGAACACCGTGCAGCAGTTGACAACGCCAGCTGATCCCGGCAGCTCGTCAGCGCTCGCTGCGGTCAACGGCAAGCTCACCTACAACGGTACCGACCTGGCGATTGTCACCGGTCTCAACATGCAGATCACTCCGGCGCTCGAGGCTCCGGCGGTCATCGGCTCCGACTATGTGCCGTGGATCTTCCAGGGCCGGCTGCGGGTGACCGGCAGTTTCACCGCGCTGTTCACTGACGAGACGATCGCCAACACCTTCATCAACGAAAACGAAGTTGGCGTATCGATCTACCTGACGATGGGCGCGATGGGGTCGGCCGACTTCATGCGATTTACCATGCCGCGGGTGAAGGCGATGAGCATGACGAAATCGGACAGCGACATGAGCCTGATCCAGTCGTTTACTTTCACCGCGCTGGAGAATGTCACCGATACCGCTACCGACCTGAGCACCATCGTGATCCAGGACAGCCTCGCATAAGGGTATGAACCTGCGTGACCTCATGGATCAAAAAAGAGGACGTTCAGGCCTATCTCGGCACTGACAAGATCACTCTATCGGATGCCGATGTCCTGGGCCAAACCGCCTCCGACGCGGTGCAGGCGGTGCTCAACCGCGATCTCACGATGGTCACCAATCTCACCGAGTACTACGACACGAATGGCACCGACTACATCCTGCTGAACAACTGGCCGGTGCGTTCAATCGGCAGCGTGACGCTGAACGGCATGGCGATCCTGCCGGCCATACCCGGCCAGCCTGGCTGGCGGCTTGACGGCTTCAATCCGCGCAAGCTCATGCTCGGCCAGGGCCGCCTGCTGCGTGGCGGCATCATGGTCATCGGCGTGCTCAACCAGACCGCCGGCTACGACTTCACCCAATCGGTCGGTTCTGCCACTGGACTGCCTGGCACGGTGCACCGTGCGCTGCTGCTGACCTGCGCGGCGATCTTCAACGCCCAGGCCGCGGATCCCAACCTCTCCTCAGAAAGCACCGCTGGGGTGTTCTCCGGCACCTTCTATGCGAG